CCGCCAAGGTCAGCTAACTGACCAGCGCCCGCCAGCCGCTGCTGCGCAGCGGCAAGGCCGCCTTGCTGATTCGCAAGCGCTGCGCGTAGCGCGGCGTCTTGGTTTGCAAGCGCGCCTTGATTACGGGCCTGACCTGCGGCCAAGAATGCATCTAGGTTGGCACGCTGAGCGGCCATGTTGTTTGCGGCATTAAGCTGGCCAGCTTGCAGCTGGTTAGCCGCAGTGGCCTGGCGCGCTTGTAAGTTCTGCGCGCCTTGCGTTGCCTCCATTTGCTGGCGCGCCGCTTGGTTAGCCCGCGCTATGTCCAGCTGGCTTTGAAGGTTCTGCGAGCCTGCGCTCAAACCTGCTTGCTGGTTCGCTAGGCCGGCGCGAAGCGCCTGGTCTGCGCTGGTGGTGCCTGCCGACAGCCCTACTTGTTGATTCGCCATGTCAGCCTGCAATGATCGGCCAATGTCGGCTTGTGCCAGCTGCTGCGCGTTCTCAAACCCTGCCTGTCGCAGATTTGCTGCGGTGTTTGCCGCTTGCTGGGCAAACGATCTGTTTGTTTCAGCCTCTACGAGAGCCTGCCGGTCGCCGCCGAATGCATTAGCCGCCACGGCGCTTGCAGCGTTTTGGTTCTGCGTCATCTGACGTGCGCGATCTAGGTCACCAAGGGCGGCGTCAATTACCTGAGTATCGAATTGATTCTGGTAGGGCGACAGATCTGTTTGGCCGACGTTACCGGCAGTAACATTCTGCGCGGTGACGCCCTGGGCGCTGACGCGCTCTGGCGACAGAGTCGACAGCGGGCCAATTCGATCCATGCCCATCTGTGTCGCCGTGATGTCTGCCGGTGCGGCCACGTTCTGGTTTGAAATCTGGTTGAAATTTATGCCGGTGTCTACCGTCATAGGTTGAACCGAAGTAGGCGTAAACGTCGCCACGTCTTTCGTTGCGTTGATTGCGTCATTCAATTGCTGTTGGCCAATACCGGCGCGGGCTGCGTCGGCGGTCATGTTCATGCCCTCAAGCTGTGTCGGTGCCATAGGTGCCACTGTGGCTGCGTCGTAGGCTTGATAAGGAGTTTGCGAAAGCTGCTGCCCTGTACGGAATGTGCTTGTCAGCATTCCTTTCAGCTCAGGGTCGAACGCCTGACTAGAATTGTTGTTGCTTTTTCCCATGCTCATTTGGTTTGTCTCCTAGCGTGCAGCGAAATCTAAAATGGGTGTGTAGGGTTGCGCCTGCGCAAAGCCTTGCGTCGTGCCTTGGCCAAGCAAACCAATCTGCGTCCGTAAACCATCAACTTCATCTTGCAGAGCGGTTGGGTCAAACTGTTGATAAGTCGGCAAATCTGCGGTCGTTAAAAACTGGCTCGTGTCAACTGGGCGCGACATGGCTATTTCGTTTATTTGATCCTCTAAATAACTAGGGTCAAATTGATTTAACGTAGGCAGGTCTGCGGTCGTTAAAAACTGGCTCGTGTCGACCGGCTCCGCCATGCGCATTTCGTTTAACTGATTGCGAATGTCAGTGTCGTCGTATGGAGTAAACGTAGGGTAATCCAACTGCTTTGGCTCGAATTGATCCATGCTGTCGGTTAACTCAAACATAGATGGCTCGGGAACAAACCTGTTCGTAAAAAAATCCATTCCGTCTTGGAACGTCTCAATGTTGGGCAAACCCAGCGTCTCCATACTGGCCCGCGTGTCAAAGGGTGTAACGGCAGGCGTTATAACAGGCTCAAAAATAGGTATTGGCGCAGGCGCTGGGCTAGGTGTTGGCGCTTGCGCGGCCTGCCCTGGCAACGGGAACTCGTCGTAGTAGCCAGCGTCGGGCTGCGTGATTCGGTCTGCGCTGCCGTAAAACTGCTCGATGGCAGACAGGCCAGGCTCAGATTGTATTTGCTGTGGCGCTGCCATGCCTGCGGGAATCGACACATCCTCAAAAGATGTCTGCGGCTCCGGCATTGCAAACGCGGCCTCGATTGCTGCTGGGTCTATGCCTACTATTTCGCCGCTTCCTGATTTACTCATAGCTCTCTAACCATTGTAATGTGTGCGGGCTTGTAGCCCATGTCGTTTAATGCGCGCTTCCAACCATTGCGGCCTGTGAGGCTTATGGCGTCGCACTTTAAATTTTTCGCAAACTCCTGCAGCGACGACTCCATGCCCTTAATCTCTTCTAAGTCACCAGCCGCCAGGAACACATGCAGCGCCCGCTTTTTGGGGTACTGCACAATCTCAGTTATCAAACAGCTTTTTTCTGCTGGCCAGAAAAACATCGTCATGCTTTTGACGCCCTCGACGATGTCATCGTAATCGTGCGTGCCGCCTGAGAAGTCTAGAGCCGACTCGATAAGAAATCGGTACGGTGCCATGACCTCCGCAGCTGTTTGTTTTGCCGTGTTCATAATGACGTTGCGCTCAAGTTTCCGCTGTTGTCGACCGTCACGCTGTAACGCGTGCCATTTGGGCTTTTTAGAATTAGCCTTGCGTCACCAACCTCAACGTCGCGGTTTTTCTTGTGGTTTAACTGATCGGCTTGCTCTAGGTCAAGGTTCACTGACGACTGATAGCTGCCGCTATATTTTGCTGGCGCGTCTTGCAATCTCATCGCTTGCTGCCCTCCACCACATCAAGGCGCATCGTGCCAACGCGCCAGCTGGACGCTGTGTTCCCCGTGACGCGCATCTGCACCTGGCGGCCTTGGAAGCGCACGTCGGTGGGGTTTGCCATAGTGAACGGGCCAAAGCTCGACTCTGACGCATTTGGGTAAAGGCGGGTCTTAAATGTTGCCGTCACATCGCCCGCAGTTTTTTCGTCTGGTATCAAGGAGCGTGCGACCACGAGACGATCACCGGCACCCAGTTGGATAGGGCCGGTTTCGGCAAAGACGACGCTGTCGTCGTCATAGGTGTAGCCCACTTCATGCTCATAGATGTAGCCGTCAGAAGTGGCGTAATTTGGATAGACAAAGGTGCCGGTGTCGAACCCTGCAGTGCGCGCAAGGGTGCCTACCTGCCAGTGGCCTTCCATATAGTTGTACGATACATACGAATCGTTTTCGTTCGACCCTTCAGATGGGTAGAACCAAATCACTTCTGAAAATTGCGAGTTGAGCACGCCAACCACTTTGCTGCGCTGGCTCTCGTTGAGGTGCTCAAAAATAAAGTCGCCTACAGCTGACCGCAGCGGCTGCACCCTGCCGTCGTAGACAAAGAATCCGTTGTTGCCCATCCAGTAGGCTGCCTGGTCTGCGACAACGCAAGCGCCGGCGCTGATCACGCCGCAGCCGGTGCCGACCTGGCTGAAGCCATAAACAAACGGCGGGCCTTGGTATCGAGCAACATGAGCGTCAATGTCTGTCAGCAACAGCGTCTCTCCACGCATCCGGCGGCCAGACACTAGGTTGCCATTGGTGGCCAGCGTGAAGCTGCCTGCTTGGTTCGTTGCCGCTGGCGTCCATGTGTTTGTGTCTTCCTGGTCGCTAAATGCAACCTTGTTACCTACACCGCCAGCGCCTAACGCGAATACAAACCGTTCTGGTGTCACCACAATTGCGGTGTTGCTTGTGGGCGCGTTGCTCAACAGCGCAGCCACAGACGCCGTGTTATTCGCCCACTGGTAAATCTTGCCGTCTGATGTTGCGCAGGCGATTAGGTACTCGCCAAACGTGTCTAGGCTCCAAGTCGTTGCCGGTGTGTATGTGCCACGGTCTGGGCGCGGGGTGTTCCACGCAAACGTATTCCACGTCAGGCCGCCATAGCCGAGGTTCTGCACCGCATCTGCGCTGCCTGCGGTAAATCCAGCAGGGGTAATATCGGTCACCGTTGTGTCGGTGTTAATAAAGTACAGCTTGCTGTGCGTACCTGCAGCGGTGCGTCGATTACCGCCATTGTCTAGCCAGCCAATCATCGCGCGGCAGACGCCGGTCATCGCGCTTGTTGTGCGAGCGCGCCAGCCGCCTACCGGCTGCATCGCACCCTCGTACCAGCGCACCAGGTTGCTGTCGCTCCAAGCGTTTGCCTGCTGCAGCGCCGTGCCGTTTTTCTGCACGCCAGGTGGTATGGCTAAGCTAAGCAGCGGCATCTTGGTACTCTCCAGTGCGGATCATGTCTGTAACCTCGATGGCTCGATTGCCGACTTGCCTCGCCCACTTGCTGCGCAAGAATTCATCAGCTGCAAGCATATAGTCGCCAGAGGCCATGTAATCTAAGCTCTTAGTGAACTTGCCCAAAACCGTTAGACCCAGATTGAACGCGATGTCGATTATTGCGTCTTTGCGTGCCGCGTCTAATCCGTCAAACCAAACAAACGCGCGGTTCAGCTCATGCCGCACGCGAGTGATGTCGTTAATTAACAAAAAATCAATCTCGTCTTCATCAAGCCCTAACCCAGTGGCAGATATATTTCGTCCGACGCCAATCGTTTCGTAGCCGGCGGTGCAGGTATAGACCTTCGACCGCACGCCTTCGTGCCGCTTCAGCATGTTGATTAACTTGTTGCTCATTTTCGCAAGCTCATTAATTTATCGACGCCTCTGATTCCAAAGCTGGCACTTACTGCCAAAAACAAGAGGTACTGGTACCACTCAGGCAAACTGTTCAGTGCCTCAAAACCTAACTCGACACGCTCAATCACCGACGTGTCATTCATCGCAATGGCGTAGCCGACCATAAAAACCGGCACCGCCAGGACAACCGTCCAAAACTCGTCTTTCCAGCTGGCCCCGCTTGCGGCGGCCATCTTCGCCTCCCAATCAGCGCCGCTTTTTATCTGCTCTAGCTTTGCGGCCTGTTTGGCTTTACCAATTTCTTGGCGGTTTTTTATGACGCCACCAACCAGGTCGGTTACTGGCCCTAGCAAAGTGCCAAGCAGCGCCACGGTCAGTCGTACTCCTTCTCAGGATCACGAAAAAAAATATCGCTGCCGGCCAATGAGCGGTTAATCCGCCTGGGTCTGCAGTGGCAGTCAAAGAACCTATTCAACGGCTTGCTGCTAAAGCCGTCAGTGTTGAACACGTCCTGCCGATTTAGCGCCTCTGACATCTCTGTGCAGCCAGTCAGAGTCTGGAAAGCCTCGTTGGCAATGACGTTTTCTTGTATGCCTTTTTCCGCGCAAACCATCATAAAAATGAGCATAGTCTCGCCCATCACAGCACTTTCTTCTTGCGAATGGCCTGCGTAGCTCTCTCCGTCACAGCCTGCAAGTCCAGCGTGAGCTGGTAAACCTCTGTGTCCCAGGCGGTGCCTAGCGTCAGCGGGCCTTGGTTCTGCACATAAACTTTCGCCCCGTATGAGCAGCGTTGGTGATTACGAGATAGCCAAGCCATCGCTACCGCCTTGCGCCTTGCGGGCGGATGAACGTCCGCCAGCATTCTGTATTCGCGCAAGTCGCAATAAAGGTTTGGTTTTGCTGGGTCATATTCCTTTACTGCGCGTTCTTGATCATCAGCTCGATTAGCGTTTGCAATTTTGCGTCGCTGTCGCGTGCGGTTTCGTTCATCTGGGCCAATGACTGAGTGATCTGCTCGATGGCTTGGCTGTTCAATTTTCCCGTTGTGTCGGCTTCTTCTACTTTGACTTTTATTTCAGCCACCTCTTGCGCGGTAGCTTCTGCGCGGGCATCGCTGGCCCCGTACACCATGAGGCCAGAGCCAACAGCAAACACCAGTGGTAAGGCCCACGTCGGGATAGAGACGCTTGATCCTTCGCTCATATTTGACTCCTAAACCAAAAACTTAGTTGCGATGATCGTTGCAAAAATTACGGGGTACATACCCCATATCATCATCTCCATTCGATCCATCTTCTTGCCGCCAGATTCTAGCCGGCGGTTAATTTCTTCGTAGCGCAGCAGGCACTCTCGTTCGTGCGATTCAAGCTTTGCGATTGCCCGCTCCGTAGGCGTCATTCGTCGCCCTTACTCTTTGCCTGCCCTATGTTGAGAGCCAACAGGTCGACGAACTTATACAGTTTGGCCATCCACTCATCGTCCTTTGGCGTCGGGGTGCTGGCGGCGACAAGAGAAGCTATAGCAATTATGGTGGTCACTATGCTGACAATTTGCGTAACGTCCATTACTGCACGACCTCTTGCTTGTTCTCGACAACCTCAATCGAGTCCTTGATGTCTGCAGCCCAGCCGGAGATTGCTCGCTCAGTTTCAATCAGCTCCATAGTTAATTTCTGCTGATGTGTGCGCAAAGCCTGTATGCGACTGACCATCGCCTGCGCCTCGACGTGCAAGTCTTCTAACAGGTAGGTTTTGTTGTCTATGGTAATTGTTGGCTGAGCGTTCGACTCTTCAAGACTATGTATGTCGTGTGTTTCAGTCGCTTTTGTTTCTTCGCTCATGGTAATCCTTACACTGAGTAGTTTTTAGCAGCAGAAATCGCTGCATCAATGGATGACATGTCTTCGCTGCCCCAATCTTTTTTAAAATCCTTCATAAACGACAGGTAGCGAGAGCTACGCATAACGCGCTCTTTCTTTTCTGCACTGGTCATGTCGTTACAAAACTCGTTGTCATCATCAAGACAGTTTGTGATTACACTTACACTGCCCAGCATTGCTGAGTAGTCCTGTGCTTTTTGCTCGTCTGAGCGTGCTTCTGATTCAGCCATTGTTAGCCTCCTGATTTAAGTGTTTCTATTTCTGCGGAAAGTTCTTGGATTGCTTTTACAAGCATTGGGATTAGTGCAGCTTCGCCAACTTCTTGTGACCCGTCTGGTCTTTCATCCCACAACTTAAATCCGCTGGCTACATCAGACCCTGCGGAATCTATTGCAGCTTTTACTTCTTGGGCGATAAAGCCGTGTTGTTTTTCGCTGGATTTAAATACTTGGGTAGAGTCTTCTTCATAAGCTGTAAAAGAATCAGGTAACTCACCTTTGGTTTTATAGTTAAAGGTTCGTGGACGCAGTGCATTAATAAACGAAAGTCCTAAAGAAGAATCCTCAATGTCTTTTTTATAACGCTCGTCTGAAACAGTGTTCCATATTGTGCTGCCGTGGGCTGCTCTTATGTCATCGTCACCATTACCAATGGTGGTGTATCCAGAAACAGCAGCAATGTTGTAGCCAAATCCGTTAGCGTTATCGCCAGAAGCAGAGGTGTTTCTTGTTTTAGCGCCGACTAAGACGTTGTATTGTCCACTGGTCATTGCTACTGAATGTGTCCCAGCGTTCTGTCCAATAACTACGTTGTCAGTGCCCGTATTTAGGCTGGTGGCTACAGATCCTCCCATGAGAGTGTTGTTCGTTCCCGTGGTGACTGAAACACCTGCATTCATCCCAACTGCAACGTTGTATGCATCAGTCGCCGTGGTGAAATTTTGGCTTCCTAACGCTTGAAAACCTACTGCTACGCTTCTGCTGCCTAGAGTATCTGCACTCAAAGAGAAGCTACCTAAAGCGGTATTGAAATCAGCATCCGTTAACGCATCGCCAGCATTTGCGCCCACAATCGTATTGTGAACTCCCGTGGTAACATCCCGACCAGCGTGATACCCCACTGCTATGTTGTAAGTGTCAGTGTTTGTAGTGTGGTTTTGGTTCAATAACGCATCAACACCGATAGCTGTAGTTTTAGTGCCTTGGGTATCTGATGAAAGTGCTTGATAGCCTATCGCTATATTATTGTTTGATGAGGTAAGAGCATCACCAGCTAAACCACCAACGAGGACGTTGTTGACTCCCGTGGTGACTGCTACACCAGCTTGAAACCCAACTGCCGTGTTAAAAGTATCTGTAGCAGTAGTAAAGTTTTGTGTCCCTAAAGCATTGTAACCAACTGCGACAGTTTTGCTGCCGAGCGTGTCATCAGTTAAAGCTGATCTACCTAGCGCAACATTGAAATCTGCGTCTGTTAAAGCGTCACCAGCTAGACCTCCAATGATCGTATTAGAAAGCCCCGTGGTGACTTTTAGACCCGCATCCACCCCCACTGCTGTATTATAAGTATTGGTAGCAGTAGTGAAGTTCTGAAAATGTAGGGCATA